GGGTTAGCGAATAGCTGGTCAGTGCCCATGCACCAGACCGAACAGGAGCCGTCTTGTTCATCCATGTAGCCCCAAACGCCCACCGGCTCTCCGTCGATGGTGATGGTGACGGTCTGCTCACTCATCTCACAGCTCCAGAGCAACCCGGCGAAAGGCTCAGGGAACCCCTCGGCATGTGACTCGGCTGCATCTTCGTCTCGGAGTCGAGCAGCGATCTGAAACAGGTCTGCTTCGGTGGTGGCGTTTGCGGCGTGCATGTTAGATGAACCTCGTTTTTGGGCTGTACTGGGCTTCCCATTCCGCTTGTGTAAATGCACAGGGATATGGGGTGCGGTTGATGATGCGTATGTCCATCGCGTCAGACTTGCCCTTACAGGAGAACCTGAAGTCGCCTGCCTGCACCGGAGCTAGGTCGGGTAGACCACCCCCAGACTGGAGGATGATCGCGGTGTAGAAGTCTCCTGGGTGGCTCTTCGACCACGTCGCACGCCCCTCTGGGGTGACCTCGACGTCGAAGTAAGATGTGCCGTCAAACCGGAGCTTCATGTGGCGAAGCGAGAGGCGTCCATTCTGCTGGACGATTTCCCCATTGCCTGACCGAGTTCTCACGAAGATCGTCGAGAAGTCGTAGATCATGTCGAAGTTGATGCCGAACATGACCGGTACAGCGGAGGTGTCGCCAGTGGCGTAGATGACGGTCGCGGTGAAGTTGTCGATATCAAGAGCCGCTCCGACTGGGTATTCCCCTGTCGTCTCTGTAATGATAAGGACAGGATCGTCTGCGACGTCTATCGAGAAGGGAAGGGTATAAGAAGTGAGGTCAGTGCCTCCATCATATGCAATGGTGATGGCGCTATCATCCACCCTACAATCGAGATGTAGCATGTATCCGAGATCAGTGTCATAACGACCTTCTTCTACGTTACAGCTCATAAGCTGAATGTTGTTATTGCTATCTTCTACGACCAGATAGAGAACATCTCCGAAAAAGTCAGCGGATAGAATCTTTAGAACATTCTTGAACTTCCACTCTGTCCAGCTAGACAAGGCTTTCTCAGCGCCTGACCAGAAGTATTTGTGGATGTACAATGAGCCTGTGTTGTCCTTAGGCAGGATAGCGACGATGTTCTCGTTGAACGCCGAGGTGATCTTCAGGATATTCCCCGGGATATACTTGGGGACACTCGCGGTCACTGCGGCTGCATCATCACGCTCAGAGTTGGGGTTGCGGAAATACTCCATGACCCGTGCGTACTGAGCGGACTCGCTGTCTTCCACGAAGAACACGTTGGGTCCTACCGCGATTGGCGAACAGGACACTGAGGCGTTGTAGGTGGTCGTGGGGACGATCCCGATGTTCTGGGGCGTCAGGGCACTCCCAGACAAGAGGCGGAACTGCTGGCTACCTGAGAACAACACTAGGGTCTCGTCAAAGGCCACGCCATGTTTCAAGAAGGATGTACGAGCTGCCGAGGAGGCAACGTCAATAGGATCAGTCTCAAGGTACTGGGTCAGCGTGGTGCGGTAGAAGTTCTCGTAGTTGCCCACCTCTGAGCAGATGACGTTCTCGTCCGACAGGAAGAACATGCGGGACTTGAACAGGAACATGTCAGCGATGGTGCGACCGATGAAGGTTGGCACCGGGTTGGACACGGTGTCGCCTGAGTTTCGTCCAGGCCATGTGTGATAGGTAATGGCGAAGGTGTCTGCCACAGGGTCGTAGGTGACGACGATTGGCATGGTTGACGCATCGACGGTTGTCTTAGCTCCAAAGGCCACAGTCTCGCGCCATAGGCCATCCACGTACTCGACGAAGTAGTCATCTTGGCCTGTGTCAACAGACCCCGAGATACGGACCACCCGGCCCTCTACTTCGTTGGGAGGCAGATCACTGAAATCTTGGACAGCCTCGGAGAATGCTCGGGACGCTTGGTCACCGAACTCATCTCGGGCTTCAATCTTGGTGATGTTCTGGGAGGCCACAAGTGCAAGGGTCGAGCCGATCCTGGTAGCGGTGATCCCGCCTACCCCGTTGATCGACGACAGAAGCCCGTCCACAATCGTTCCTGTATCGATGGTCACAGGGTCGCCAGCGCCATCCACAGGCTCTGGTGACGTGTAGGTTCCCGTCACAACGGACGCATCTGCCAAGGTGACAACGACCGAGTAATTGGTGCTGTGCACTGCTTGGCGGATGTACATTGTGCCGCGACGAGCTGGGGCAAATCGGGTGTTCGTGAGAGCAGGGGCGAAGACCGTCCAGACCAAGGTCTGCGGTCCACGGCCATAGTCATCCCAGTCCACGTACTGAGCCACGATGGTGTAATAGGTATCGGTGCCTGTGACGTGCGCGGTGGCCCCTAAGGACTGCGCTGAGGCAGAGGGGAGAGCGCCGTAGGTGGCCACGGAGTAGGTAGTATCAACTACCTCATCTGGGTCCTCTTGGGAGGGAATCTCGGTGGGAGAGATCGACTTGTTCAGGATGAACGTGGTGTCTCCAACGGTGACGTACTTGAAGCCCTTGGAGAAGTCCGCAGGCAGCGTGGCGAAATAGCCAGCCACCCCGGTCAGGCTCAAGATTTGCTTGGAGCCGTCCGAGGGATCGATGATTGTGCAGCGGGTGTCTGTTCCATCGTCATCGAGAACCAAGATGTGGCGCTTGCCGTTAGCTGTTTCAAATGCGTGGGAGCTGGCACCCTTAGTGGTGTCGGACGACGCATGAAGCTCGGCAATCCAATCTGTGGCTGGACGCTGGATCAACCCGGAGACAACGGAATGGTTGGTGTTGAGTTCGTACTTGGAGGTGTTCCGTGGGCGAGCCGCAGGGGCTTGCTGGGAGACACCACCGATCAGGTTAGGAATGACAGAGGAAACAAGTCCCATTAGTAGCTCCTGAAACCAATCGGGAAGCGGGCCAAAGCACGCTGCTCCGTTGCGATGAAGTTGTAGTCACCGTTCTCGACCTCTTCATCGATCATGGTGGCGCGGGCTGCGTACTCATCGTCCGCACTGAATTGGGAGATCGATGTGGCACCCAGGTTGAACTCTTGGTACTGACGGGCGGCGCGGATGTAGACGTACTGGCGTGAAGCCTCGGTCATGTCCGCGTAGTCGAGTAGCTCGACCATCTTGACCTCAAGTTCTGTCTCGGTGAATACCGTGGTGTTCTTGAACGGCCTGCGGTCGTAGAGCTTACCGCCTCGGGTGGAGACGTCGATGTGGTAGGAGTTGCGGACGGTGTCCACGCGGAGGGTGTTGGTTGGGAGAACTACTTCTCCGTTACCGTCCACGGTCAGCTTCCGATAGGTGGTGTTCCAATGCCAGCCTTGGGCTTGGATTTCACGCATGACACGCTTCAGCGCGTTATTCGCTGAGGCTGCATCAAGGGCAAGATCATCGAGGCTGGAGATAGGAGCTTCCCCGATATACTCAAGGAGAGCGTTGACTGCCTCAAGCTCGGTAGTTGGGATAAGTTGATCGTACATTCAGACCTCGAAAAATGAAAAAAAGCCCCCCAAGAATTAACTTGGGAGGCTTGAAGTAATCTGTGGTCAGCTGTCGTTACGCGACGGCTTGGCCGATGTGCAGGCACTCAGGACGCAGAACGCCCATACCGTTTGCCATGCGGGAGACCAACAGGTCGCCTTGGTGACGGACGGAGTACTCGGACTCAGTGGAGATATCCATCAAGTGGACAGCACCGAGAGCCTGACGCTGCAGGACCAGGAATTTAACGGCTGTTGCATCAACATCGTAAGCAGTCGATGCAGCACCGGCCTGCTCGACCGCGAGATCGTCAGCGCCGCCGTCCGACCAGTCTTTGGCCAAGTTGTTGGTCTTGTAGACTGGGAGGTTAGCAACCTTGAGCACCGAGGCGCTCGACTGCGAACCAGCGTCGTTACCGTAGTCACGGTTCAGGACGCGGCCATCTTTGACCATGTCGTAGTAGACCGAAGGGGTGACGAAGAGGACGCGGTCATTCTCTGGAATGTCGCGCTCGTCCATGATGCGCTGGGCGTCATAGATAGCATCGACAATGTCAGCGATGGTAGGCGTGGTGCCGAGGGCAGCCTTGGATGCAGCGCCGAAGCCTGCGATAGGACCAGCGGTCTCGGCCACACAGGCTTTGATCGCGGTCGCGAAGACTTTTTGGTCGTAGGCCTGAGCCAGGGAATCACCCATCTGACGTGCGTACTCGCCGCGCGTTTCGAAGTGAGTCATGGCTTCCAAGAAATTGGAAATGAAGACCGGGGAGATGAGCAGGTCATCAATCGTCAGGATGGTTTCACCGTGAGCGATGGTCTGGCCGTCAATTTCTTCACCGGGCTGGTGGTAGGAGGCGGTAGCGCGACCGATAGCCGGGAACTGAGCGGACTTCTGGCCCGACACGTTACGGATACGGATGTGCTGCTTAGCCATCGTGAGGGTGTTGAAGGTAGCGAGCACTTCGCCCGAGAACTTCTTGAGGAACAGGTCCCGTTGAGCGGCACCGCCACCTAGGGCAGTGTTTTCACCGGGAGCGGCAACATTAGCAAAAGTAGCCATTATATTTTTCCTAAGAGAGATAGAGTTGTGTTGAGTATCTCGACATCAAACGCTGTTCTCTCTGAGGTTATCTTCCGTAGAAGGCCTCAGTGTTCTTGCGATTAGTCTAGATGTAACAGGCCGTCGCCTGTCGCAGCCCCACTGAAGAGCGGCAGCTTTCACAGTCTATTCTTAGGGTAGTAATAATGGGGATCGCTTATTAGGCGACCCCCTTCACACCGTGTAACACGGCGCACCTACCGGACCCTCAGGTCCTTGAGTAGTAGCGGATCATCTGGTGATAGAGCCTAGGTGGTCACCAGAGATAGCCGCCTAGTTTGAAATCAGGTCCAGTTGGGCCTTGAGTTCCATGCACAGTTTCAGAAGTTCAACCACGGTTGGGGTGGCTGTATCTGCAATTACCTGAGCACCTGTGGCAGTCGGGAGCGTACCTGTGGTGGCTGTGACAGCGACCTTGGTAAGCTCAAAGAGTTCGTTCGCTTTCGCGTCACGGAGTGATTTGGTCATGGTGTGGGTGTGCCTTGCATTCTAGCGATAAAGGGACGGACGAACTCGCGATACCCGAAGGCAGCTGAGACAGCCAAAGCAAACGCGGCGACATACCACTGGGGCACGTCGTTCGCGATGACCTGGAAGCCTCGTTGGACGTCATCTTGAAGTGGGCCAATGAAGGCCGCGATGAAGGGTAGTGACAACAGGATGGTGAACCATTCGTCTGCCCATGAGGAGCCAGCGTTGCGGGCTTGGATTTGATCCCAGTCCACATCGGCGGTTGCTCGGGCTTCCTCGATGGCAACCTCGGACTCGACTCGTGCTTGCTGGACGCGGCGTCTGCCTTCCATCCAGTCCCCGAAAATACCAAAGGCATTCCCGAGTAAACCTAGCATTGGATTCATGGTCAGCCTCCCCACGTGGCAGCGAACTTACGTTCAACTTTTTCTCGATAGGCTTGGTCGGTCCAGTATTTCGGATTCTCGCAATCCTTGATCCACTCAGCCTCGCCGTCATAGCGGGGACCAGTGGTGGAAGGACGGCCATCGATGGTGCGTCCCGGCTCAGAGCCGCGCTGGGCGACGTACTGGGCCTTGAGACCGTTGATGGCGAACAGAGCCTTGTCGTGGTTGCCTGACTCGACAGCCTCGTTGAACATATCGATCTGTGCCTCGGGCAGGTTCTGGGAAGCCCACGTCACCATCTCGGTGTATGCGCTCTTGTCACCTACCTCTTGGAAAATCTTGTCCTGGTACTGCTGCGCAATGGCCTCTTGACCACGGATATAGTTATCGACCGTGTCGCGCTTGAGACCAGATTTCTCTAGAGCCTCATAGTCGCTGTCTTCAAGGCTACCTTGCTCGGCGTACTTTGCAGCCAGAGCATCGAAGTCCATGCCCGCAGATTCGACAGCTTCCTCGGCAACCTCTTTCGAGATGCCAAGGCCAGCCTCAGGGTCTGCGGTTGCCTCAGGTTTACCCGAGGACATCTTCTTTTCGAGGTTGGAGTAGGCTTCTGCCATTGCCTCGGCAGACTCAAACTTCTCCGGCAGCCATGTAGGCCTGTCCGAAGGCTCGACCACAGGAGCAGCAGCAGCAGCCTCGGCAGTAGCCATTTCGGCAGCTACGTCTTCGGCGGTTTGCGTCTTGTCTGGGGTAGAGATGGATTGTTCGTTGTGGTTAGCCATTACGGTCCTTGTTTGGATGCGGCGTTAATGGATGGGCCAGCGGCTTTGCCAGCTAGTTCCATCATCTGTTGCTGTTGGGCTTGCTCAGCTTTTTGTTGGGCGCGCTGGGCACGTTCTTCCTCGGAGCGGACAAGTCCGTCCATGTCGATACCTAGGCCGGTGCCGAAGCGCCGGAAGTAGTCACCTAGGTTGAGATACTCATCGATAGCCTCAGGTCCGAATTTGCCTACTTCACTTGAGAAGAGCTGCATCTTGGACAGATCATGGCCACGCCCGAGGGCTTCAAGACCAGTGACGATAGAGGGCACGATGCCATCTGGGAGGGTTGGTAGACGTCCCTCACGTTGCATCATATCAATAAGGCGGTTGACCAGAGGGAGCTGGAACTCCTGCGACAGTAGCGAGTAGACACCACCAAGGGCATCCTCCAGCTCTGCTGCCATATAGCGGACTTCTTCTGCGGTAACCCGCTCAGCATTTCGCTGGACTGAGCTGTTGAGAAGGAACGCTTGTGCCAGTCGCTGCATAATCTCAGCAGCGGTGCTCTGGGCAACCTGTAGGTCAGCGCGCTTGTCTAGCTGAAAAGCAAAGACGTCGTCTTCCTGACCCTGGATGACATCGAGGTTTCGCGCAGAGGCGAGCTTGTCGATCCGAGTGGTTGCGTTTGGCTTGACCATGATGATGCACTTAGCGGCAGCCAGAGAGGACTCTAGGATTGCCTGAGAGAGACCCTCAAGTGCATTCAGATCACCAATATATTCTTCGACATGGGAGCGCCCATAATCCTCACCATCGATGGCGGTCCACCGGAGTGGGAGGAAGTTGGGTCGATCAGTTTTCCATGAGGCTTTGGAGCCTTCGACTTCCATGTCTTCGACTTCTTGCCAGCCATCGTATTTCTTACCGTTGAGCTTCCAGCAGGTGTAGACAGCGATTGGATCGTCGTCGTTGTACTTCTTCTGCTCGGGAGCCTCATCCAGCTTGGCGCGGATGTCGGTAGGGAGGGCTGCGTATGCAATTTCTTCTTTCAAGATACAGTCGAGGACTGTCCCATCAGGAGACCGGCGAACCACGTAGCTGTTCAGGCGGATCGAGCGAACGCGACCTTCCTTTGGTAGATACACAAGAGTGTTTCCGGTTGCCACGAGAAGCTTGAGTGCCAGGAATACCGGAGTGCGGAGAGCCTTGCGCTCCGTCTCGTTCATCACTGACCGCTCTACTTCGTTCAAGGCTTCCTCGAACTTGGCTCGGCCATCCTCGTCGAAGTTCTCGGCCAACTCGTAGTCATCCACGAGCATCCGAAAGAACGGGCTGTTGGGAGGGAGCAGGCTGAGAAGCAGCTTGGAGGAGAGGTTGTTGACGCCACGTGCGCCTACAGACTGGTAGGGAACATGTAGATCGCCAGCTGGGGTCTGGCCTCCAGGTGGAAGCAGAGCCGGGATCGTCAGTTCAGCGCATTTGCGCCCGCGATCCAAGAAGGGCTGCCGGTCCACAATGAGTTGCTCGTAAAGAGCTGATACTGGTTTCTCTGCGTTGTACACTAGGTGCCTCCAGTAATGCTAAGGCCACCTGTAGACGCGGAGCTATTTGTAGGAATAGAAAGACCGCCACCTGCCCTATACTTTTTGGAACCTGACTTACGCTTCCGAGAATTATCGTCTTTCTCTTCGGTCTGTCCAGGTGCCACCTGTTCTAAAACAGGAGCTGGGGGCGGTGGAGGAGCGGGTTTCGGAATCTTCGGTTTACTAACGAAGCACATTCCCTGAGTTCTCCTCAAGCATATTCTTTAATGTTTGAATGACGGACACTTGTCCCGCCTTGTACCAAATCTTGCGGTCCTCATCCTTGAGGGACGGCACCACGTTGGGGTACAATTTCTCAAGATATTCAATGAGTTCGTTGGAAATGGCAGGGAGGCGGGACATGATGGGGTCATCCTTTTTGGGTACATGGTATGGGGGACACCGACCCCACTAAATCTCACATACCCCTGAAGAGCAGGCGAGCTGTTGACTAGCAATCGTGTGGTCTTCTGTTTCGCTATATTCAGCGAAGTCCACTGATGGCATGGCGGCTGACATCTCTTCGAATTGCTCTTCGGTCAGAGCTTCGTAAGGTGCCTGCTTGTAGGTGTGCTCAGTGCGGGGCAGGAATGAAATCCCAGACACAAGGTGCCGGTGTTCCCAAGTCCATTCACGGACCTCGTCCCACTCGTCTTCCCCGACGTAAATCGTCACGGAGGGCTTATGCTCACACCAGTATTTCTGGTAGACCAACCACAGCTCCAGCTGATCCAGGGCAGACACATCGTCTGCAATGACGGAGCTGTCTGGAGCTTTGACAGGGAACGAGAACACCACAGTTCGCGGTGTCATTACGTCAGGTTCACAAGGTACGCCTTTAGACTCCAGCCAATGAGCCAGGGGGTCCTTCTCGTCCATGCGAACACGCCGGATGTAGTAGCGTGAGAAGCGACCGTGAATACCTGAGGCAGAGTCCACTAACTGACTGACGGTTCCGCTTGGTTTCACGCAAGTGATCGCCGTGGACTGCTGGATGTTCAGGGCGTAGGCAGTGTCCTTGTTGACTTCAACAGCGACGTCGCGGAGGTGCTCAAGGATATACGCGAGATGAGATGAGGGTTTGCTCATTAGCGCGTGGTCACAAATCCCGGTCATCGAGACACCTAGCAGGCGCTCTTCGCGGGTGTTTTCTCCCCAGTCCTCGGAGAGTTTCCCGAGATCATCCAGGCCTGACTGCAAGGTGCCTAGGATGGTGGCGAAATATACCTTGTCTTCAATGTCCTCTACTGTGTCTGTCTCACGTACAACAACCTCCGTAAGGTTACAGAACTGCTTGTTTCGTAGGACAATCTCAGAACAAGGG